AAAAACTTGATCTTGTTGCAGAATTACAAGAATCAGTAGCTACTTTGGAATCTAAACTTGATGAATCTTTGGAATCGAATGTTACGATGTCTAAGTACATCAATTATGTAGAAAGAAATACAATCACAGAAGAATTCTGCAAATCAATGACTGATACTGAAGTAGAGAAATTTAAATCTCTTGCTGAAGAATTGAGCTTTGAAGATTCAGACACATATTCTTCTAAATTGCAAATCATCAAAGAAAATTACTTTGGTAAAAAACCCACTGCTGGTACAGTACAATCTATCGTAACTGATTCGCCAGTACAACTTACTGAAAGTGTACAAAACATTGATCCAAATGTAGCTCAATATTTAGAAACTTTTAACAGAATTAAACTTTAAAATAAGGAAATTACAAAAATGCAAACTCGTCCTGAATTAGTAAAAAAATGGGCTCCTATCTTAGAGCACGAATCTTTAAGTCCTATCAAAGACAACTACCGTAAAGAAGTTACTGCGGTATTATTAGAAAACCAAGAAAAAGCAATGCGTGAAGAAGGTTCAATGAGCATGGGCTTATATGAAACACACGCTAACGCTGGTGGTTCATCTATCGCTTTAGGTTCTGCTGGTTGGGCTGCTGGTGCAACTACTGCAGCTGTTCAAGGTTATGATCCAGTATTAATCTCATTAGTACGTCGTGCAATGCCACAAATGATTGCTTATGATATCTGTGGTGTTCAACCAATGACTCAACCTACTGGTTTGATCTTTGCTATGAAATCACGTTACACATCACAAAATGGTGCTGAAGCGTTGGTTAACGAAGCAAACACTCAATTCTCTGGTGCAACTACATTGTTTGATGGTACTGGCACTCCTGCTTCTGGTACACAATCAGCATTAACAGACATCTTTAACGCTACTACAGGTTATGGTATGACTACTGCTGATGGCGAAGCAACTACTTTTGCTGAGATGGCATTCTCAATCGAAAAAACATCTGTTACTGCTCAAACACGTGCGTTGAAAGCTGAATACACAGATGAATTAGCACAAGATCTTAAATCAGTTCATGGTTTAGATGCTGCTGCTGAATTGAGCAACATCTTAACTCAAGAAATTCTTGCTGAAATCAACCGTGAAGTTGTTCGTCGCGTTTATATTTCTGCTAAAGTTGGTGCTCAAACTGGTACTGCTGCTGCTGGTTCATTCGATCTTGATATCGATTCAAATGGTCGTTGGTCAGTTGAAAAATTCAAAGGTTTATTGTTCCAAATTGAACGCGAAGCTAATGCTGTTGGCCAATTAACACGTCGTGGTAAAGCTAACTTCATCATCACTTCTGCTGACGTAGCATCTGCACTTGCTATGGCTGGTGTACTTGATTATGCTCCTGCATTATCTACTTCATTGAATGTTGATGATACTTCAACAACTTTTGCTGGTATCTTAAACGGTCGTTATAAAGTTTATGTTGATCCATATGCAGCAAACAGTTCAGCTACACAATTCTTTGTTGCTGGTTATAAAGGTAGTTCAGCATTCGATGCTGGTATGTTCTACTGCCCATATGTACCATTGCAATTAGTTCGTGCAACTGATCCTAATACATTCCAACCTAAAATCGGTTTCAAAACACGTTATGGTGTTGCTAGCAATCCATTCGCTGTAGCTGATTATACAGGTCCACAAGATCCAAATGGTTTGTATGCTAATGCAAATTCATATTATCGCAAAGTTGCGGTAGCAAATCTTATGTGATCTTGATTTTCAAATTGCATTAACTGAAAGGAGTCTTCGGACTCCTTTTTTATTGTCTGATAAATAGTTCAAACATCGTAAGGAACTATTATGGCAATCTCTCTTATACCAGAAAACCTAAATCCATTATCTCCTAATGGATTCCAATTTGTTATTCAGAAAATACCTGAAATGGTTTACTTTACTCAAGAAGTACCATTGCCAGGCATATCACTTCCTAGAATGGATATGGATACTCCATTTACTCAGATAAAACTTCCTAGTACTAAAATGGAATTTGAACCATTGACTATTAATTTTCTAGTTGACGAAAATATGACCAACTACCTAGCAATATTCAACTGGATAGCAGGACTAGGTCATCCTCAAGAATTTGAACAATATACTTCATTTATGAATAGATCGCCAAAGTTCATAATGACCGAATCTGCAAATAATTATTCAGATGGTAATCTTGAAATCTTAGGATCAAACAATACTGTAGTCCAAACTGTGAAGTTTGTTGATTTGATTCCTACTTCATTATCTGGTTTAACTTTTGCTACTACTAATACGGATGTCACATATATAACTGCATCAGCTACATTTGAGTACACATACTTCGTTTTTGAATAGTTCTTTTTGGAGATATTATGACACTTGATGAAATCCAAGACACTTGGGAAATTGACTGCGATATTGATAATAACCATCTTGATACAGAATCTGTAAAAACTGCCAAACTCCATGCAAAATATATCAGACTACTTGTCGACGCTAAACTCCGTATAAGCAAACTCAGAACAGAATACCTCGAACTCAAGAAAACCAAGTTTAGATATTACAGAGGAGAATTGTCTCGTCAAGAACTGAATGATCTTGGATGGGAACAATGGCAATATGCTAAACCCATCAAAAATGAAATGGAACAGTTACTTGATGGCGATTCTGATATTGTTAAACTCAAAATGAAAATAGAATACATCGAGACTATGATTTACCTATTAGAGTCTATCTTAAAATCTATCTCAGATAGAACATGGTCAATTAAAAACTCTATTTCATTCAAACAATTCTTGGCTGGTGCTTAATGCATATTAGAGTTGAAAAGTTTAACGAATCGTTCATTAGAGTATTCTCCGATAGATCTATTGAGCAAGAGATTTCCGAATTCTTCAAGTTTGCTGTTCCTGGTGCAAAGTACATGCCAAAATTTAAGGCTCGCATTTGGGATGGGTACGCAAGACTTTATAATCTTCAAACCAAGACTCTTTATGCAGGATTGATTGGTTATGTCCAGGAATTTGCTGAACGTAACCAATACGAGATTACTATAGACGATAATATAACTTATGATAATGGAATCACACTAGAACAAGTAGAAGGGTTTGCTAAGGTCATTAATCCTTGCTCAAAAGGGAATCCAATCCAAATAAGAGACTATCAATTAGCGGCAGTACAGAAAGCTCTTAACGAATGTAGAACATTACTAATTTCTCCAACTGCTTCTGGTAAATCACTTATAATCTATACTTTACTAAGATGGTTCGTTGCTAAAGGCATGAAATGCTTAATCATTGTTCCTAATACTCTTCTAGTAGAACAGTTATATGCAGACTTTGAAGATTACTCTTCAGGTAACGGTTGGTCTACTGAAGCAAATTGCCAAAAACTGTATTCTGGCCTATCTAAGGACTTTCATAGCAATGTTTTAATCACTACTTGGCAATCGACCCACAAGTTATCTAACGAGTGGTGTAATCAATGGGATGCTGTATTCTCTGATGAAGGTCATCTAGCAAAGGCCACCAGCCAAACTAGTATGTTTGAGAAGATGACAAAAGTCAAGTACAGAATTGGTACTACAGGAACAATCGACAATACACAAATATCCCAACTCCAACTAGAAGGAATTCTAGGTCCAGTTCACAGGGTAATCACTACCAAAGAACTTATGGATTCTAATAGAGTTGTTAATTTGAAGATTAACTGTATACTTTTGAAGTATCCTGAAGAAACTAGAAAACTAATGAGTGGAGCAAAGTATCAACAAGAGATGGATTGGATTGTTGCTAATGAATCAAGAAACAAGTTCATTACTAATCTTGCTCTGTCTCAGAAAGGCAACACTCTAGTATTATTCCAATACGTAGCTAAGCATGGCAAAATACTTTATAAGATGATTCAAGATAGAGCTTCTGATGATAGACAAATATCTTTCATTAGTGGTGAAGTAAAAACTGATGAACGTGAAATTATTCGACTAAGTACTGATAATGAATCTAATGCTATTATTGTAGCCAGCTATCAAACCCTTTCTACTGGAGTCAATATTCCTTCTATAGAAAACATTATATTTGCTAGCCCTTCTAAATCTAAAATTAGAAATCTTCAATCTATCGGTAGAGGACTCAGACTCAAAGAAGGCAAATCAAGTTGTACTTTGTATGATATTGCTGATAACCTATCCTATAAGAAATCTTCAAATCATACTCTGAATCACATGAGTGAAAGATTCAAAACCTATACTGCAGAAGAATTTGATGTCAAACTAATCAACCTTGATATCAGCTAATTAATATCAATTGAAACCATTAGTACTATAATACCACCAAAGTCAACTTTATACAACATCCAACTACAGAATACGTTAACTGATTGATATTCAATAAGAATCCTGAATTAAACATCAGTTTCGTATTCTTAGTGGTACATTCTTACCATTTTTAGTAAAAAGTCGGAAAAGTGGCTTCTAACTGATTGATTATAAAGCATGTAAAATCCCAAAATACCGTTATTTTAGTATATCGAGGGAATATATTGATGTTGATCTTTTTGTATTATGATGGATAATGAAATCTGAATAAATTATATTGGAGAAGTGTCATGGCTGATTATATTGATAATGCTAAGTTTTATGA